CGATGAACCCGAGCAGGTCGCGGTTCTGCTTTGTCGAGGTCAGCATCCGCGCGAGCCCGGCGTCATCCGCCGAGGCCAGCCGGTTGAACAGCGAGTCGCGCGCGGTGTCGCGCACGAGATCGAGCTGGTCAACCGTCAGGCCGCGCACGGCGACCTTGCGTTCTGCCTCGGTCATGTTGATGAACCGCTGCCCGAGCTCCGAGAGCTTGATGAGCTCGGAGTCCTCGAAGAACTTGGCGCGCGCGTCGCGGTACTCCGGCACCAGGTCCTTGACCTTTTCATCAAGCGACTCGAAGAGCGCGTTGATGCCGGTGGCGTTGACGCTGCCAGCGCGGAATGCCTGGTCCTTCTTGGCGCGCAGCGCGCGCAGCAGGTAGTCGAGCGACGCCACCGAGGGGTAGGCGTTGGCGATCAGGTTGCCCTCCTTGTCGAAAAGGTCGGGCAGCTTGAGGTTCTCCTGCCGCAGCGCGTTGAGCTGCGCCTGCTTGTAGAGCGAGCGGGTGAGGGGGTCGCGGGCGATTATCTCGACCACCTCTTCGTCGGGGACGATGCCGACCGCGCGCGCCTGCCCGTAGAGCTCGCTCGCGTTGCGGTCTCGCGCGCGCTTGAGCCGCGCCAGCGTGTCCTGCGCGAACTCGCGGTTCCCGCCGGTCATCTGGTTGACGATGTTCATGGTGCGCGCGCCGGACTCGGCGAGGATGTTCTGCGACGCCTCGCGGGTGATGTCCGCGGCCTTGCCGCCGCCGATGCCGGCGCGCTCGGTGGCGAGCTGGCCGGGCATCCCGAGGCGCATCCCGAAGGGAACCGTCTCTCCAGGCGAGGTGAGCGCGACGTCGCTCTCAAGGCGCGGGAAGTCGGTCTTGGACTCGCGCACGGCGCCGAGCACTTGCTGCGCGGCGATGCGCGGCTCGTTGGGGTTGAAGGCGCGCCCCATCACGGCCGAGCCGCCGCGGGCGAGGCTGCCCACCGCGCCGGCGACTGGCGCGGCGACGGCGCCCAGCGCGCCGCCCGTCGCGGCGCCGGAGAGGCGCTCGCCGGGCTGCGCCTCAAGCGCGCCCTGCGCGGCGCCGATGCCGCCGCCCATGGCTGCCTCGCGGCCGAGGCGCCCGTATGCGGATGTCACCGCGCCGACCTTGCCGAACGGGTTGGGCGAGAGCAGCGCGCCGGCGAGCTCGGAGACGCCGTAGGTGAGCGGATTGGCGCGGCGCATGGCCTCGCGCTCGGCCGCCTGCGAGGCCAGGCTCTGCCGGTACGGCATCACGCCAGCCGCGGCCTCGATGCCCGCGATGGGCTCGTCGGCGCCGCCGTAGGTGAAGCCCTGCCCGAAGCCTTGGATGGCCGTCGGCAAGATGCCGGTGCGGCCGGAAGTTTCGGCGCCGCGCTGCAGGGCCGCGGCCTTCTCGCGCCGCACCCTTTCGATGACCTCCGGCGGAGTGCCGTCGGGGAACCGGGCCGTGGTGCCGTCAGGCATCTGGACTTGGATAGGCATCAGCGCACCTTGTTTCCTTTCTCGTCGTACTCTTCGACCTTGCCCGCCTGCTCCAAGATGGAGCGGATCATCTGGGCCTGCACGTCAATCGGGTACATGGCATTCGGGAACTGCGCGCGGCCCGCATCAACGTCCGCCGCCGTGATGGCTCCGGTCGGATTCTGCTGCATCGCAATCCCGGCGCCGCCTTGGTTCGCCGGGGCCATCAGGTCGGCGTTAACCGACTCGACGACGGCCTTTCCGAAGTCGCCGATTAGCGGCATCCCAGACAGCATACGGGCCGGAGCGCCCTGCATCACGCGGCCGCCCTTCTGCACCATCAGCGCCTCGATTTCTGCCGGGGACATCCGCTGGATCTTCGAGAGCGGCTCGCCGGTGATGTTGGCGGCATACTGCAGCGCCGCCGAGCGGGTCATCTCGCGCCCGGACTGCTGCCGCTCGTTGCCGGCGCCGGGTGCTCCGGGCGCGCCAGCCGCTGCGGCACCGGCCGCGCCGGCCTGCAGCACCTGCGGCTTGCCCGTCTTCGGGTCGATGTAGACCACCGAGCCCTCGCGGAAGCCAAGCGCGCGCGCCCGCTCCGGCGGCAGGATGCCCGGCGGCATGGCCGCGCCGTCCGGCGCCACCGGCGCCCCACCACCCATCGCCGCCCGCGGCGCAGCGCCGCTCACGGCCGCGCGCGGCACCGGCAGCACGCTCAGCTTGCCGCTGGCGTCGCGCTGGATGATGGTCCCCGGCGGCGCGCCAAGCTGGCGCACCTCGGCGGGCGAGAGGGTGGTCGTGCCGGCCTGCTGCGGCGGCGCCGTGAAGCCGCCCGTGAGCGGGTTGTAGACCGATCCGCCCACCGTGCGCCCGAGGGTGCCTTCGGTGGCGAGCTTGGCGAGGTCCGGGGCCATCTGGCCGAGGTCACGCCCCGCCTGGGAGCCGTAGAGCGCCGCCAGGGCGGCGCGCGGGTCTTGGCGGTACTGCGAGGTCAGCTCGCCGCCCTCGCCGCCAGGGAGGCTCTCGATGCGCCCGGCGGAGCCGCCGAAGAGGCGCCCCACGACCTGCGGCATCAGCGCCTCGGCGGCGGCCTGGCGGCGGCCAGCCTCGGCCTCCGCAGCCGACTTCTTGCGCCGCTCGCCGTATGCCTCGAGGCCGCCGATGAGGCCCGAACCGCTCAACATCCCGAGGATGGCCGAGGTGGTCCCCTCGCGGGTGAGCCGTCGGCGCTGCTCCTCGGTCATGCCCTCGAGGTTCTCGCCCAAGAGGCCGCCGATGAAGCGCTGGAATCTGGTCGTCTCTGCCATGTCAGTCTCCGAGGAGGCCGCCGCGCACGCGCCGGCCGCCGTACAGGTCATAAAGGCCGCCGTATATGCGGCGCGGGTCGTACTGGGTTGCGGCCCCGGTCATGGTGCCGCGCTCGATCTTGGGCGCGCCGAGGAAGCTGCTCAAGTCCGGCTCGTCGCTCTCGGGTTTCTTCTTGAGGTTCTTGATGAAGTTGCCCGGCGAGAACGAGGCGACGCCAGGGCCGCTATCCTTGCCGCCGCTCATCAGCGCCTGCATCACGAATTGCATCATCGGATCCATCACGCCCTCCCGCGGCGCTTGCCGCCCGCCTTCTTGTCGAGTTCCTTGACGGCCTCGGTGAGCAGCCCGACCACCTGCGGCAGGTCGTACTGACGCATCCCGTCAGACTCGCGCCGGGAGACGGCCTCGGGCATGGCGCGCTCGACAGACTGGGCCGACATGCCCATGTCCTCCTCGCCGCCCCTGTCCTCGCCCTCGTCCTCGCCGTATCCGTTCTCCCACTCGAACTCGATGCCCTTAAGGCGGCGCACCTTGTCGAGCGGGTTCTTGATGCCGCGCACGTCGCGCTTCATATCCTTATCAGAGCCGACCATCTGCTGCATCATGTTCCAGTAGGACGGCCGCGCCGTGACGGTGCCGGTGTTGGTGACATTCATCGGCGACGCCGAAACCGCACCCTGCCGGATGGCGAGCTGCTGGAGCGGGTACTGCTGCCGCCGCTGCCACTCCTCCTGCTGCCGGTTGAGCATGTCTTGGAAGAGCGCCTGCTGCGACTGCCCGAGGCCCATCAGCGCCGCGCCCGCACCGTACCGGTTCTGCAGCGCCGTCTGGCCGAGGTCGGCCAACTGCCGCCCGGCGCCGAGCTGGAACTGCGCGCCTTGGATGCCAGCGGCCTGATTGCGCGTGGCCGCGTCCATGCCCGCCTGCACGTTGAACTGCTGCGCCGTCGACCCCATCCGCTGCGCATCCAGCGTGGCGGCCTGATTCGCCTGCTCGGCCGACAAGCCCATGCGCATGTAGTCCTGCACGGCCTGCTGGTTGGAGAGGCCCGCACGCATCTGCTGCTCGACATTGAATTGCTGCGCACCGCTCCCCATCCGCTGCGCCTCAAGCGTGGCCTGCTGGTTGCGGTTCGCGGCCTCGAGCGCGGCCTGTTGGTTGGCCTGCTCGGCCGTGAGGCCCATCCGCTGGTACCCCTCGACCGCCGCCTGGTTGGCGCGCTCGGCCTCAAGCGCCGCCTGCACGTTCGCCGTCTCGGCCGTGAGGCCGAGCCGCCCGAGCTCGAGGTCGCGCTGCTGGTTCGTGATCTCGCCGCGCTGCGCCATCTCCATGACGCTCTGCGCCGCCGCCTGGTTGGCGAGCCCGGCCTGCTGCTGCCGGCCGACGTCTGCCTCGCGCATCGCCGCCGCCTCGCGGAAGCCCTGCGCGCGCTGCTCGGCCACGAAGCGGTTGCGCTCGCGCGCTGCCTCGCCCGCGGCGATGCCCTCCTCGATGGCCGCGCGCGAGCCGCCGAAGGCGCGGGCGGCGGTGGCGCGGGCCGAGCGCCCGCCGCGCGCCTGCTCCTCGGCGCGTGAGATGTCGCCGAGCCCGGCCTCGATGACCTGCTGCTGGAACGGGTTCATGTACTCGCCGATGTCTCGCCCGAGCACCGACGCGGCGGCGGCCGTCGGCGCAGCGCCCGGCCTGCCGACATCGCGCGCGCCGAAGGTGGTCCCGACCCGGCCGGCGCTGACCATGCGCGGCCCGCCGCCGAGCGCCGCCCCGACGCGCTCCGCGCCGATAGGCGCCGCGCCGAAGGTGGTCCCGATTGCACCCGCCCCGACCCGCTCCGGGCCACGCGCGAGCGACGCGCCGATGGGGGCGGCCCCGAACTGCGTCCCGACCTGCCCGGCCGTGATTCGCTCGGGTTGGAACCCCATCAGCTCCTGCGCGCTGCGCGCCGCCGCCTCCACCTCGGGCACGAAGCCGCCCTCCTGGGCGATGCGCCGCGTCGCAGCCTCGCCGGCCATGTAGTCGCGCGTGAACGGCGCGACCATCAGGCCGGTGTAGGGCTGGTACGGGATCGCCGCGACCTGCTCGGCGAACTGCAGATTGCGCAGTACGCTGTCGTAGATCCTCGGGTCGATCTCGGTGGTGGACTTCTCGGTCTTCTTGGATTTGAACAGGTTGCTCATAGTTTCTTTTCCAGCACCACGGCGGTGCGTCTGTAACCCTCAAGCGCCCGCTGCCAGCCGGGGCGTCCCATGATCAGCATCGTGTCGCAGCCGATGTGCCGCGCCCACTCCTCGATGGTCGGGCGTATCACTTCGTTGATCTCGTGCAAGTCGCCCGCGCCGATGATGACGGTGAGCTGCTTGATGCGCGGGAAGATGTCGATGGTCGTCACCACGCACGAATCGTTCGAGGCCCAGAACTGGTACTCGCCGCGCGCGATGCCCTCGAGCACGTCGGCGTAGCCCATCTGCCCGTACCCTTCGGCCAGCGCGCGCTCGATGAGCTCGCGGAAGGGCGCGATGTACTCGATGCCGTCGATCTCCTTCACCGCTCACCCCCGGCCACGGCGTCGAGGCGCATGTTGCCGACGCGCCAATCCGTCGCCGGCGACGCACCTGTCACCTTCATCTCGACCTGCCGCCCGGTGAATCGCACCGGGGTGTAGATGGAGTCGATGGTGTAGCTCTTGGTCGTCTCGGCGCCATTCGGCGCGAACTTGCTGATGAACTGCAGCGACACCGAGCCCATCGCGCTTTCGTCGGCGATGACCTGCCGGGCCACCATCAGCCGCTCGCCGTTCCCGAACTCCAGGGGGCCGCTGCGGGCGTAGGGCTCCAGGCCGTCGTAGGTGAGGCCGACCTCGTGCTCGTAGATGTAGCCGTCCGGCGAGACCATCAGCGGGTAGCTGAAGACGCCGCGGTCGGTGCCGGCGGTGCGCGCGAGGCTACCGATGGACCAATGCCCCTCGCGGTAATTGTACGACACGTAAGAGTCACACTCGCTGTTCGCGGTGCTCGGGTAGAACCACCAGACCTCGCCGAACTGGTTGTTGGCGACGGCGTAGACCTTGGAGCGCTGGGTCTGCGAGAGGTTCTTGGCGACATAGTCAAGCACGTCGCACTTGACCGGGCGCACGAAGCCGTCGTACATGAAGAAGCCCGACGGGCTCCACCAGTAGGCGACCGACTCGACCGCCGCCACGGCCTGCGCGCTCATCACGCCGCAGCCGGTGGCGATGCGCTCAAAGCCGTACACGAACGGAGGCCCCTGGTACTGGGCCGTATGGACATCGACGTCGGTGAAGATGAGCGACACGCCGCGCAGGCGCTTGCCGGTCACGATGGACCCCAGGGACTCAAGCTCGAAGTCGCCCGCCTGGTTCGTCACCGAGGGGGTCCAGACCGTGTTGTTCTCCTGGTCGGACCAGGCCACCTTGCGCACGTTCCCGCCCGCGCCGAGCGCGAACACGAACCGCTCGGCGGTGACCATCATGGCGCGGTTGCCGGTCGGGGCGTTGGCGAGCGCCGCGGCGTCGGTCGCGGTGTCCAACTGCCACTCGTAGATCTTGCCGTCCGAGTTCGAGCAGCCGAGCAGATACTCGCCCCAATTGTCGAGCGTCCACATGGTCGCCGGGGTGAGCGTGCCGGTGTCGGTGCGCGGCGTGCCGTAGGCGAAGAGGCCGTAGGGGCCGCCGCCATAGCCGAGGTTCAGCACCGCGTCGCCGCTGCCGGGCGTAAAGCCCGTCGGGGTGATGTCGGTGATGGTGCCGGCCTCGTTCATGGCGTAGAGGCCGCTGTGGGTGCCGATGCCGATCCAGCGGGCGTTGCCGTTGGTGCGCCACGCGATGAGGCCGCGCGTCTTGCCCGTGACCTGCCCGGTCGCGCGCTTGCGCCAGCCGCCGACGGGGCGCATGGTCCCCTCGTACCAGCGCACGAGCGAGGCATCGCGCCAGCGGCCCTTGCTCTGGTAGTCGGTGCCGGAGCGGTAGACGCCCGGCGGCAGGCTGATGGGGATGATTGCCATGTCAGTCCTGGTTCAGTCTCTGGAGCTCGGCGAACCGGGCGGCGTCTCGCTCGCAGGCGGCGAGGTGGTCGGCAAGAGCCGCTCCAAGGCCTCCCGCGTCGCCGGGCTCTCCGGCGGGGCCATCAGGCGCGGGGGCATCGGCACAGGCTTGGGGCACGCCGGGGGCGGCAAGGGCGTCGCGCAGCCGGCGAGCAAGGTCGCGACCGCGGCGATCGGCAGCGTCCAGTTTCTGGGTGAGTCCACGCTCTACCTCCTGATGCCGGGCGTACAGGCGCGCCTCGGCCTCTCTGGCAGCCTCTGCGGCGCGTGCCCGCTCGAGGTGCCACTCCGACCGGACGACCGCCTCAGCGGCCTCGTAGCCGCTCTGGTAGGCCGTCCGGTACCCGAACCACCCGAGGCCGGCCAGCGCGAGTGCGAGGCCGACCCCGAGGTAGATGCGGTTCACACCGCCTCGGGCTTCTTCTTGGCCAGTACCGACCAGACGGCCACGGCCACGGTGGCCGCGGCGCCCGCGACGGCGGCGACCGTCTCGGCGTCGGTGATGCCCTTGCCCACGAGGTAGCCACCGATGGCGGCCACGACGGCGCGGACGATGCCTGCGATCTGTTCTCCGTTCATGCTCTTGCTCCTACGCTTCGTTGATGGAGGCTTTCGCCCCGTTGGACGCGACGAGCGGCAGGTAGCCGCCCGGCACGATGTTGGTCTGCGGCCAGCGGTAGCCGAGGACGCGGCTGCGCTCGAACGGCGCGACGTTGACCGAGTTGCCCTGGTTCCCACCGAGCACCATCAGCCGCCCGCGTTCGTCCTGCCCGACTAGGAAGCCGACGTGCCCGCCGCCCCTGCGCTCGAAGATGACGAGGGCGCCGACGGCCGGGTGCGTGAGCGCGGTGCCGAAGTTGAGCCACGCCCGCGCGCGGTACCAATGCGGGGGCTTCGGGAATCCCTCGGCCTCGAGCACGGCGGCGA